AATGGAAATCCGCCCGGCAGGACCTTGTGTCCCAAAGCTTCCGAATACACCCGCGAGAAGACTAAACTGCTGCGTGAGCTTGTCGGCCTGCCGTTTATTCTCCTCCTGGAGTCCTGCAACCCCCTTCAGGGCGGTCCGGATAATATCCTCCAATTTCTCTGCTTCTACGGTTAATTCATTGATCATGACCTGGGCCTTCACGAGGTGGTCTCCCATGGGAATTCCGCCCCAGCCACTGGACTGGCCCTTCAGCTGCAAATACAGCCGGTTAGTGTCCTGGCTTACCTGGCCTATTTTGGTCTGCAGCCGCTGGACTTCATCTTCGTTAAATATAAGCTTCGTTGACGCCATGTCCACCCTCCCGCTTTGTCCGCACAGCAATATTTCCTATGTATTTTATAATTAAATATATAAGATATTCTTTTTTATTATCGGATTATTTTTCCATAAATTTTATAGTTATCCATCCCTCCGGCATTTCCTTTAACCTTGATCCGTTGTCATTCCAATCTTCTTCTGCTTTTTGGCCAAATAAAAAGCCTCCTGAAAAGTGTAAAGTACTTCTTACACAATTCAAGAGGTTGGGAAGCCGTGATTAACGGCTGCATATTCAGCTGTCTATATTAGATTCCAGTGCTACATCCCATCATTTACCCGTCTTAGCAAGGCTCAGCCGCCGGCTTGCCTGCATCTTCCTTCGTACGGAAAGAAGATCCGCAGCCGCACGTAGCAGTGGCGTTCGGATTGTTAATGGTGAATTTACGCTAGGCTGACGGTCGGCTAAAAACCGCGTCAGATCAACGTTTATGGGCGTTTTCGGGGATTGATAATCCTCCGGACTATTGTGGATCACGCTCCTCTACTACGGAGGATCACGTTAACAGTATTGTACCGAAATAGCGGCCGGATTGCAATGATAGTACCGTGCCCACTCTAGCGTTAAAAGTGGGGTTTAAATGTACGCGGGTACACCCTCTCATATCGTGTTGACAATGTATAAGCTACCCGTATAATTGGGTGTATTATGAAGGTAAAAGGAGGGTTGACTATGACTCCACTGAATGCGAAGAGTATGGGAGTTTTCTATGACTTAGCCTTTCAAGAAGCATCCGGAATTAATCCTTCAGTCGAATTTTCAGATATTCTTAGGCATAGAGAGGAGAGCATTATTGCAGCATCATTGGAAAAACATCTAGGGGATAGCTTGGTTTTGTTTGATAGCGCGTTAGCATTATATCAATCTGTTTTAGAAATTTTCAAAGAGGCTGCTGCGAAAGATAATGAAGATATAACGTATCTCGTATTAAGTTCGAAAATCTTCTCTTTAATGCTAGGCATGCGAAAGTTATTGTACGCAGGGCACACCGATTCCTATAAATGTCTATTGCGTCCTCTCTTAGAGTCCCATGATACTTTTTATACAAGTCTTGTTAATTCAGATTTTTCAAAAGAATACGGAAACATTACTTCTCTATATGATAATAATGATTTTTGGTACCGGAAGGGCAAAGGCAATAAAATCAAGAAATTCATTCATCAACTCTATAGAATATTAGGCGCAGATACTGATTTTATTTCTGATTTTGATGACAGACGTGAAAATCAACAGAGGTACCTTTCTGAGTCTTTGCATTCCTCCTTTAATGCGTCTTTTTCTACCTACTTTACGCCCACACTCGACGGCGATATGAGGCACATGTACGGAGACGTAACCGTATCCTACCCCCTTCTTATACTTAACACCATTGACGAAGCGAGTCATTTCCACCATATTTTAAAAGCAGTATGTGAAAAGGACGATTTGTTAAATTTATCGTTCGCTCCTTATTTTAAAGAAAACGTGCTTTATAACTACAGATTCGATAAGTTTGCTCTCCTATATCAAGCATATCGTCCAGCATTATTTGAACTTAAAGAAGAGACAAACGCTGCGTTTCACAAACTGGCAGAGCAGCCCGGCTTTAATTTTTCGAGTTAACGCAAAAAAAAGCGCAGCCCTCACGGATGCTACTCCGCAAAGACTGCGCTTTTAAATCCGCGCCAATAGTTCTAGACGCTTCTCTTCGTACTCTTCTTTGGACACGATATTAGCGTCTAGCAGCGCCTTGAGCTTCTCCAATTTCAAGAACACATCGCCGCTATCTGGCACACTTTTTGAATTTACTGAGGAGATCTCTGCCTTCAGCTTATAAATGAGTTGCTCCAGTCTGAGAAAATGATCATAATTATCCCTAATCATTACAGTGTTTTCGTCTTTTGCGTAATCAAATGCGGAGCTTAACGACTTTGTTTTGTCTCCAACTCCGCTTGCAATAATCTGCATGTGGCCGGCCGTCAGCATACCGGGTTTTTGCATATGTATCGAGGTGATACTCTTAATATCATAAGACTTAATGTCAGGGCGTGAGAGCGTCATCGACTTCACAATGTAGACACGCTCCTTAGTCACAGCGAGAAGTGCGCTGTTACCCTCCGCCCAATCAATAATACTCCGCTTGTCGACTGAGTCGAGCAGCGTTTGATAAACTTTAGACATGGACTAACCCCCAAGTGTTGGAAAATTCTTACGATAATTATCGGACACTTAGTTAGATTTGTAAATATCTAGATGTAAACGTGCAGTCCTTGCGGAGTTGTTCCGAAGGCTGCACGTTTTTGATATTATTCTGTCTTCTTATTAGTTGCATCCGCTAGCCCTTCCGCCAGCATATACGCGGCGCACGCACCGACCGCGCCAATTACGCCGGTTACGTGAAGGACTACGTTATCCCCTGCGCCGGCTGCCGTTAGCACCGAGGTAGCAAGCGCGGCCAGCAGCGCCCAAAACTTACGCGAGGATAACTTCCGGATAATATCGTCTTTCTTCATTATATAGCGCCTCCTTTCTTTACGAACAACCCGGCCCGATCCAGCAGCGTTATCATACGGTAAAAGTCGTAGCTGCCGTCCGCTGTCGTGTCGATGAACCCCGCTGCCTTCGCGTTGACACATGCCTGCGTCGCCCACGATGGGATTGCGGTCATCTTCGTTTTACCTTCGAGTGTCGCGATAGTTTCCGCCTGTTTCGCTACCGTTTCCTGCAGCGCCTTAAATTCCGCTTTCTCCGTTGCTGTCATTTCGTCAGCCTCCTCGTATAGTCCTTTTACTCTCGCGATTACTGCGTCAAGTTGCGCCTGTGTCGGCCGCTTGCCTGCGCGATAATCTGCGGTGCTGAGCCCGAACGTCATCTCAAAATGTGGCAGGTCCGTAAACGTGCGCCAGTCTCCGCCCCAATCCCAACCGATACGTTTAGCTTGCGCAACGACTTCGTCCCAGTCCGCAATACCATCACCGTCGCCGTCGCGCTTCGTATCCCAGCTAACGCCGCCATTCGGGAGCAGTAGCGCGAAGTCGATCGCTACGCTGAAGTTGTGGTACGAGTAGCCGCCGCGTGCATTCGTTACGATCTGTCCCGGCTTCGTCCGGCCTTGCGCGTAAAGACCGTCTTGCTCCGCGATTGTTCGTAGCCCTTGCGTGATTACGATTGGCACGCCGCAAGCATACGCGAAGTCAATCAACGCTTCGGCCGCTGCCTTATCCGCGCTTAAAAGCCCGCTCAGCTTAGCAGCGGACTTCGCGCGTACTTGTGCGATTGTATACGTCATTTCTTATGCCGCATCCCTTCCGTGTACCACCGTTTTAATATCGCGGACATCAAGCGCCAGGTTTTCGTATTGGCTCGCGAGCGATTCGAACCGCTGCGTTAATCCTTCCGCGAGACTCATAAGGCGGTCTTCCCGCGCTAGTGCCTCCGTGTGCATGCGGTCACGCTCAATCTTTGACTCCGCGCTGATTCGTTCCTCACGTGCTTTAGCTTCGTCCGATATCTGGTTCATTTGCTTCCACAACGCGTATGCGACGACTGCAGCCGCAAGCGCAAATATTCCGTTCTTGGCAATCGCTGCCCATATCTCTGTCCAAATCGCTTCCATTACGTAGTCACCTCCGTTTCGTAAGTCTCAAACCCCGCGAGCGCGACGCCGATTTCCTCGTCCAGGCTGCGTAACACAGATTCGCGTTGGGCCGGCGCGATTGATCCGAGGACTGCGCTGATAGCAGCGGCGAGCTCAGAGGCTGGATTCGCGAGGTCGACCGTTAATTCGAGTAGTGCGCGTGCTTTCATATAACGTAGGCTCCTTTAGTGCGGCGGTTAGGCCGGAATATTTACGGTAGCCATCAGCGTACCGTTGCGGCTGTACATCTTAAGATTTCGCGTAGTTGTGTCGAACGCGAGATTGTATCCGGCGGCGTTATATGCGCCCCATTCGAGGTCATCGATACGTGGAGCGCCCGCTATAGTCACGTTGTTAAAATCGAAGCTCGATACGAAATCGCCAAGGGACACGTTAAATGTCGGAAAAGATACGTCACCGCCGATTACAATCGATGGGCCTCCGAGCATTAGCGTAGATCCCGCAGCTGACACGTTTAGATAGCCGTCGCGTCCGTCCACAAGACCGCTCAATGTTCCGCCTGGCCCGTAGTACTGCATCGCCTGAACGCCGAAGTCATCGTCCGTTACGATGGCTATACGCCGAACTCCGCTACCATCGTATGAGCTGAATCCGTCTGCGTCGAGTTTAATTCTACGCGTGGCCGTCGCGGTCTGAATCGTAGCGCCCGTAATCGTGCCGCCGGAATAAACGCCGCCCTCCGTGTATACGTCACCCGCAGCGCTTACGGTAAACCTGCCGCTGCCTACGTTAATCGACGATCCGACGATCGCACCGTCCGTAAAGTTTGACGATAGTATATTCGCGTAATTAGCGGTCAAGCTGTTAGCTACGAGATTGCCCGCCATGTCCAAGCGGAAAGGTGCGCTGGCGAAGTCGTTGTGGCCTGCGCTGATGCCGTTTGTGTTGATCTTGACTACGTTATTATCAGCGCCGATCACCATGCTTACGAAGCTTCCGAGCTGCCCTACGATGGACTCCGCAACGACACGTCCTGCCGTAATCGCTGAACGCGCCGTCGCCCCGCCATCCGTCGTAATGATGATCCCGTTCGACGTTAGGATAACTTGGTCGTTCGCGTCAGCGGTAGATTGCAGCACGATTCCGCGCGTATCGTATTTAACCTCCGTTTTCGACTCGTTGATCTCGATGACTGCCCGCCGTGCGAACTCCTCGAATACTTCCGCCCGGATTCTCCCGCCGCTAAACACGTTCTCGATCGCGCGCCGTCCCGCCTCCAAGTCCGCTATGATCTGCGTATAATCCCGCCGCATAACGTTGGCGACCGTGAGCGACGTGTGCTTATCGGGCGCATACGGGTACTCCGTCATTTCCGTGATTCGCGCGGTGATGTTCGCAAGGCCGAGCGCTGGGTCAACGAGCGTAACGGTATCGCCAAGGCCCGGGCGCGCTTCCTGCGTATCGATCTTAAATAAGTCCGCAGCCGATACGCTAACCTCTAGCGCCGGTACTTCGCGTTCAGCTAACCGTGTTCTCGCGGCCTCTACAAGTTTCAGCGGATCGGTAACGTCCTGTTCCGTAAGTAAATCGTCGTAAAACGGAACGGTATCGCTGGCCCAGGCGGACGCGTACGACGATACGAGGTAATTGACGGTCAGCACGCCGCCGGATATCGCGCCGGGATTAACCGCGAGTAGCCGCGCCTGTTCGTCCGCCGTAAGTATCGACGCAGGCTGGCCGATCCATGTGCGCGAGTCCTTCATCTCCGCGAATAACCGCGTACATAATGACGCCGCGCTGTCCGTGAAGGCTGCGGTTAGCAAATTGCGCGTAATCTGCACACGGTAATCTGACGCGGAATTACCGATCTTTTTCCGCAGGTGCAGCGTAAAGTTATCCGGTTCGACTTCCGCGCCATATAGCGTGAGTACTGCGTTCAGCGCTTCGAGACAGTTACCGCCGCCGAACGCTTTAACGTCCGCGAGGTCAAACGTGTCATCAACGGAAATAGCGAATACACTGCCCGTAGCCGCAGCGATCAGCGCTGTTAATTCCGTGATGTGCTTACCGAAGCCCTCCGCGATGTACGACGCATACGGGAATTTATAATCCGCGAGTTTGAACATAACGTGGCTGCACGATATCTGCGCGGTTAGCTTGCGGTCGTCGCGGTTGCGCTGGCGGCTGTTTATTACGTAATATTGGCCGCGCTCATCCATTACGTGACCTTTCAGCGGTAACTTATCGCGGAAGTCATCGAACGTCAGAGGGACGTTAAAAGTCAGCGTATAATCCGCGTTGATCCGGCGGACCCGCGTAATATCATAAGCGTCACGAAGGATACCGATGCGCTTACGGAAACGGTCGTACGATTGTAATGCGTTGATCAAGCGTATTCCTCCTTTCGTTAATATAGATAACGGTCACGATGCGTGATGCGCGTCAGGATTTCGCGGGCAGCTTCGTCATCTGCGTATGTTACCGTGTTGAGGCCGAGGCCGAGCTCGAAGAAGTCACCGTCGAGCAAGTGAATCGCGTTGACTCCGTTTAGCGTAATCGTCTGGCGCTTAACGTCAATAACGAGCTTATCGCCGGGGTCGAAATCGCCGGTAAACGTAAGCGAATCGACGTGCATATAGCGGACGGCCGCGCTAAACTGCGTTGACGATGCGATGCCCGCTGCGTGTAGGCGCTCGCGAATCATCTGCGTGAGTAATTCCGTAGCCGAGGCGAATGTAGCAGCCGCCGGGATATCGCGCGTTGGAGCTCCGTTAAATTGCGTAGCCGATTCGTAAGCGATGCCGACCGCGAAGTCAGCGGTTAGGCGTGCGGATACGGACGATTCAGACGCAATCGTAACGTTAAAGAACGCTTGGAACGCGTAAGAGCGGTTGAAGGGCGCGCGGTTGAATGCGCTGTGAAACGACATAGGCGTGCGTCTCCTTTCGTGAGGGTAGCGTTAAAATTGCGTAGTAAAAAGCCCCCGCGTGATTGCGGAGGCGCGTGCGTTGGGAACTGTGATTAACATCAAATTCTATAAAATTATTTGTCAATTGGATAAAATAATAATATTTTTCTCCATATACTCCAATCCGATTTTTTCGCTTCTATACGAAATTTCTAAAGGACTTCTCCTATACTAAACAGCAAACTCAACACGGATAATTCATATGTTTCAAAAAATGGTAAATAAGGAGTCGTTTGGACTCTAGTAAACAACAATTTGAGGGTATATCGTAGTATTCATAGAAAGGCGGTGAGCTAAATGGGCGAATTTATTCGACTTCTAATTGACGGCGTTGTGTTTGTTTTTATGGTCAGTTACTTCCTAAACTTCATGAATAAGCAGTATTGGCAAAAGTAAGTTATCCGGTTTTGCGCTAATGATAAGTGCCTATCTGCAAGCGAGTAGTATGGGCACTTATTATACATATCAGAGCATAACTATCCCAAGTTAATGCGCAGTATGGTCCTACTTACTCGTATATATCGCTCATAATATAAATATAGAATATTGAATCTAATGCAGTTCTGAATGCCCATGAAGCCTTATCTTTATCCGCTGCAACGTCCTCTCCATGAGCAATTTTATTTCTCATAAGCATAAGATTTAGCCACTCTTTATTTATTTGCTTATTATCTTGTAATCCGTAACCACATAAGCTTTTTAATAGCTTATGTGCTTTTGTCTGCACACTAGGGATAGACTCCAACATAGTGTATGCTGTATCATGTGAACTTCCATCACGAAGTAAATGTTTGTAAATAGTTGAATCAAGAAAGCTTTCAAACATAATTTCGGAACTTAACACCGCCATTTCATACTGTCGATGCATTATAAGTTCTTTTACTTGAGCTAAAAGTTGAATCCACGTCTCCGAATAACGATTCCCACTTTTACCGTGCATGGACCAGGATACGGTATGAGCCTCTCCAACTTTTCTATAATCAGTATGCTCTCCTTCAATCTCTGACGAAACAATAGTAAACTTTGAAGTTGAACATCCCTCTAGATATCTAGGCACTACTAAGGCGAAAGCATTCCCATTGGTTAAGAAAACCTTCTCGATAAGGACAGGAGATGGTAGATCAATTGTAAACTCCTTACCAACGACAACCTCTACTTCTCCTCCATAATTAACATCACAAATGAAATCTGGCCAAACATTATTTAAAACAAGAGCATCAATTATTCCTTGGAAAATCGAAAATTCATTACCGCAATCTTGACACACTACAGGTAACTGTAGTGTTCTTTTTAAACCTATCTGCTTAATGTTATCCTCAACATATTGCGGATTAAAGTTCGAACCTGATCTGCACTTAGCACATTGAAAACTCTTAATTATCTCCTTCAATATACCCCCGCCTTTATATTTTATGATTCTATAATAGCATAAAATCAGGGAATTATTATCTTTTGTTCCATAAGATTCTATGTGCATTATCTTCTACTTACGTACGTCTATGCCTAGTCACTACCGAAAATGAAGTTAACAAATAATAATGAATAATATATACTTCATAGATAACAAGCAGACTTAATTTTACAATGTTAATACTCAACAGTTGAAAATAGGAGCGAGCACAGTGAGCAATATTATTAAAACGTTAAAGAGCACAAGATTATTCGTTAAAAACTTCAATTCGAGAATAAAACTAAAAAACGACAATTTCAGTATCATCTCAAACAACTGCTGGGGCGGTCAAGTATATAAAAATTTAGGAAAACCGTATAACACGCCATTTGTTGGCTTATTTATTTATGGGCCTTGCTACATTAAGTTATTGGAAAACCTCGATTACTATCTTCACACACCGTTGACCTTCACTGATACGTCCGAGTATAAAGAAACTCCGAGCTACCCCGTCGGTCTACTGCACGACATCGAAATCCATTTTATGCACTATACCGACGAAAATGAGGCCTACGAGAAATGGAACCGTAGGCTAGCCCGATTTAATTGGAATAATATATTTATTAAATTTTCTGATAGAGATCTTGCTTCGAAAGAACACATACAGCGTTTTGACGCTCTTGCTTACCCTAAAGTGTTTTTTTCTTCTAGGAATATTCCAGACATTCACTCCCTAGTCTGGTTTAGAGAATTCGAAAATTCTCCTACTGTCGATAATGAGATGCTCGTTTACAAAAAATACTTTAATGCTGTGAAATGGCTTAACACAGGTAAAATCAGCTAAGCACGTCTATGTGTAGTCACTACCCACCCCGTTGCGGCTACTGCGTTAATAATGATCGTAGTGACTCCACCAGAGTTGTAGATGCCAAACTCATTTGTTCCGAGGAGACTAAAGTGATCATAAACACTGGCATTATATGCCTTTTGCAGTTTGTACACCGTGCCGCCGGATGATACAAGCCGTGCTGTGAGTATCGGATAGTCCGTTATGCTTCCGAGCGCAATGCGGCTGTAACCAGCCTTACCAGAGTCTACACTGTCCTTTGTCTCCGTAACGGGGAACAGGCTCCAATCCGTATTGCGGTTACGTATGCTGGCAACGTGCTTGATATCCTCGACCAACTCTGCCAGCGCCGGTACGTAGCCCTCTTCTATTCCGATGCTTGAAGGGTGATTAACCCCGTTTCCGCCGTACGGCTGTTTAACCGAGTAGTCTCCGGCAGCATAAGCGCCGAACATCTCACGGTCAAGCAGCACCGGTAGATATTCCGGATATTCCGCGCCCCACACCTCAATTGATTTGACCAGTAATGACTCACCGGCGGTTCCGGTAGTGTACAGCATATCGAGTGTTCCCGGAACATCCCAACAGTCAGCGTAATCCTTGATGATCCGCGTTTCGTTGTCGCCTAGCTTAATTTCAACAATCGGCCCCTGCTTAGTGATCGTTAGTACAACGTCAACACTTTCATAAGCCACGGTATCCGCGTAACTACCGGTGATAAACGTCGTATAATGTGCATTATCTGCTATCCTCATTGCACTGTCGATCTTCGCAAGGTTGCTTGTAAATTTCGGATAGAAAATAACCGCATTGTCGTAAAATCCAGGGTTAGTCTTATTGAATTTCAGGGTGAGAGAATGACCCGTGCTCGCTCCCAAAACATTAAAGTTTAGTTTTAGTTTCAATTGGAAATCCTTCTGCAGATTCCCCGCAAGAGAAAGTGAAGCTCCATTAATAAAGGAATATGTTCCGTCGCCGTTGTCTGTAACTCCGGTTAAAATCTTATTAAAATCCGTTACGCTCATTTTTTTGAGCATTGGTCTTGTTAGATCCACACCCATACGCTTAATGTCGGTTATCCGAGCTACGTCACAAACGTATGCGCCATATTCTTGGCTAATTGCTCTGGCGGCGTTGGCAGCAGCGTGAATAGAGGCATGAGAGGTGTACGTGCCCCAAGTTGTTTCCCCGGGAAGATATGCACAGCGCGGGCTTGTCAACACGACGATATCAGGAATAACAGCAAAATTCGCTTTAACATAATCCAGTAAAGTTTTGAGGTAATAAGAGAACACTCTCGCCTGATCATTATTAACATGGTTCATTCCGAAGCTTATAACAAGTAGATCCGGCGCTGTATCTTTGCACATGTCAATCCATGTCTTTGTTGTCCATACCCCATCTACTAGAATCGTTCTACTTGCTCCCCAATTATTGATTGTCTCGCCGCCAATAGAGAAGTTTGAGTATTTGAATGTGGTGTCAGGGAAAGAGTTAACAAGCATATCCATTAGTTTAATAGGGTACGCCGCGCTCTCAACCGATGCGTCTGGGCCATTAATGTATCCGAGTGGGTTTGTTGAGCTTTTAACCGATCTCAGTTTCAGGTTTGCCGTGTCCCAGCCTGCTGTACTTATGCTGTCTCCGAAAAAGCACACTTTTACGGGTTGATTTTGCGATAACGCTTCAGCTACTCTCCGAAAGCTTCCCATATCGTTCGCTTCGGTTAGACCTCGCATCGAACTAGCGTTAATCTTTCCGCTGAACCCACGGAACGTCTTAGAGATATGTGTAAACCAGTTAACGGGATTCTTTTTGCTGATTTCCGCGTTACCGATTTTCAGCACTTTAGATGTGCCAGAAAGCGCGCTCTCCGGTACAAAAGTTCCGGGCTTATCGAACATTGCGTAACGAACGCCCTTGTCCGCCAATTCCTCGAAATAAGCGTTAAGCTCCGCAGTCTGGTCTGCGCCAGTCGGTTCTACTCCGTATAAGGACGCTTGGCCTCCGTACGCTACATCCGCCAACTGCGCAGTAACATCCGCCACATTCTCCCGCAGCGCATCCGCATCGTACGCCGTAAAGTACCGCGCCACTCCTACGCCGGTCGCCCACGCCTTCGCAGTTGTCCCGCTGAATCCGCGCGTTACCCCCGTTAGGTCATTGCCGCTTTTTCCCGTATATTTAATCGTTTCCGCGCTCTCATCTACGCCAATCGTCGCAATATTCGGAGCGTCCGGTAATTTCGACGCATCCAATACGGAGACGGTCGTTGCTATGTCCGTTAGTGCTGCGGTTAATTCCGTTGCTGGCGAGTTCGCAACCGCCGGAAACATTTCTACCTGCGCCATCTATTCGTTCCCCTCTCGTAATTACTGCGTGAATTTAACGGACGTACTCGATACCGCGAATCTCGGACGGTCGCCGACGAGTAGTGTGCGCGGATTATCGAGCGCCTTCGTCCACAGCAGCGAACCGCCGGTTTCTGCGCTCTTTAATCCGATATGCGTTACGAGTCCCCAATCCGCTGTTGCAACGGGGAATACGACCTCTGCGGTATTACTCACCGTTTGCTGTCCGCTAACTAACGTCGGCGCTCCGAATGCTACCGCCTGGCGCGCGTATGAGCCTCCGCTAACTTCCGTGCCGGTATCCGCTGCTGTCGGATCAGACGTATATAGCGCGATATAAACCGTAGCCGGGCCAGTAAACGCCGTATTCCGCAGAGCCGCGTTCAGTAGGATAGCGCTGAGATAATTCGAAATTTGCATCGCCATTTATTCGTTCTCCTCCGTTAGATCAACGCAAAAAAGACGCCGCTATCCGACGTCCCTCCGCGCTGTCTTCGTTTATTGGTATTCGTATTCGTTCGTTACCGTAAAGCCGCTAACCGTAGTCGTTCCGTTGTTTGACATCGTAATCACTGGCCGCGCCCGTACATCCGCTTCCGACTCGATCTCGACCGCTGTTGGACTCGCGGTGATCGTAAACTCCGTTATGACTTCCGGACCGACCGGCCAAGGATCGTTCATACGCAGGTTCACGTCGATTAAGCGGCTACCGGTCGCGCCAAGTTCGAGCGTTCCCGCGTAGATTGCAACGTAGTACTTGCCGGGCATATCCGCGAACTCTAACGTGATCTCACCGCGCTTGCTATTAAAGGTCCGCGCCAGATACGCCAGCGTCCGGTGATACTCCGCAGCGCTCGACGTTATCTCAAACGTTAGGCCAATCGGACGCGCTCCGTAAGATGCGCCGAAGTCAACGACGCCGTCCGTATTCGCGAGTTTGACCGTATTGTCGTCCGTCTCCGGGAGGACCGGTATTCTGCGATCGTGTAATGCCGCCCCGTGTTCCGATAGCCAAACGCCATTTACCGCTACATCGTAGATCATAGCGTCTTCACCCCCATCGCTTGCAGACGTGCGGCTGCGCGGGTCTTTTCGTCGTAATAACCGACGATATCCGCTTTATCCGTAAGTACGACTTCCTTCGCGCCCATATCGATATTATTCGTAATCTGCGTAACGGCGGCCGGCGCTGCAACCGCTAGGCTCGGCGTAGATAGCGCGCCCCATAACGTAGACTGCTGCGCTGAGCTCAGCGTGATTCCGCTCGCCTTTGACGCCGCCTTTACGCTGGTTGACGATATAGCCGCCATCTTCGAGTTATATTGCGCGATGAACGTATCGAGCTCCGTGAGGATCGCGCTGTTTGCGGTAGCGCTGGAACTTACGCGGTACGCTGCGATTCCGTCCTCGACCGTTTTGATATCGCCGCTATACGCTTCGAACGAGTTAAGCAGCGCGTCGTACTGCGCTTCGGCTGCGGTCTTCTCAGCGTCGTACGCGGCTGAGTTCGCTGCCTTCTCGTCGGATAACGCGTCCTGCTGCGCTTCTAGCGTACGGTCCGTGAGTTCGCGGTCATGTTCGAGTTGCATGCGCTCGATTTCCTTGAGTACCGCGTCACGTTCCGCGATGCCGGCCGGTCCAACTGCGCTCTGCAATTCCGCTAACCGTGCGCGTTTCTCACGTAGCTGCGTATCATAATCGGCGTCAGAGTTAAGCGTTTTATTCGCGTCACGCAGCTTCTGGATCGCGTCAATACGCGCGTCATAATCGTCCATAGCGGCCTTCTTACGCGCATCGATTGCGTCGAGGTCCGCGTCCTTCGCTTCCTTTATTGCGGCCTTCTCCGCTTTGACGAGGTCTTCCGCGAGGGCGACCGTCTGCTTCGTGAGGTCCTTGCGCGATTGGTATAGCGCCTCGTCCGCCTTCGCGTAATAGTCCGAATCCTTTGTGTAGCGACTGCGCACGCGAGTCCACGCGTCGATCTTCATCTGCGCGATTTCGGATTCGGACTTGCCAGCGGCTTCCATACGGCGTTCTTCCGCGTCGATCCACTTCGAGGACGCTTCGTATTGGTCGCGCGCCGCCTGCTCCGTTTCGGTCGCGACGTCCTTACGCGATTGGCGGACTTGATCATCCGCTGCCTTATACTGTTCGCTGTCCTTCGCATATCGATCGCGTAACCGCGTCCAGCTTGCGAGCTTCATTTCCGCGATGGAGAGCTCCGTTTTACCGCTGTCTTCCATGCGCTTTTCTTCCGCGTCGATCCACGTAGCGCTAAAGTCGTAGCGTGATTGTACGCTGTCCTCCGATAGCTGCTTAAGCTGCAGCGTGAGGGTCCGCGCATCATCAACGGATTCTTTCAGGAAGGCAGCGTGTTTCTTGCGCAATACTTCATAACGCTCTATCTGCGCGTCGGCGGTCATCTCGTAGAAATCCGCTTGAAACTGCACGGTCTTGAGATCGGCGTCATACGCAGCTTTACGCGCTTCGGACGCCAATTCCGCCGCTGACTTCGTTTTCTTTTCCTTCGCCGGCTTATCCGGATCGGGCGCGATAATATCCTTCGTAAAGTCCTGCGTACCCGTTTCGACTTGCGACGCCAGCTTCTCCATTTCCCGCGCCGCATCCGCGTACTTCTGCTGCTGTTTCAGCGCTTCCTCACGTTGAGCGTCGATTTCCGCTTTCGCTCCGGATGTCACTGCCTGCGTGATGATCCCATTCGTTACGATGTCGCCGACGAGACCGCTAGTTCTGCGCGTATTCTGCTCCTCACGCGCTGCCATGTCGCCGGCGAATGAGCTCGCTTTAGCACCGGACGCAACCGCTAACGCATCGCTAAGCCGCGTCAAGTTGTCTATCTGCGTCTGTACCGACTGCGCCTGCGCTGCAGCTTCTTTCCCGAAGTTGCGGATACGCGTAGTCACGTTAGCCGCCGCTTGATCCGTAAACCGCTTATCCGTGCTGATCTGCGATATGATCACGTCAATGTTATCCGCGCGGATACGGCCGTCTTCGCCCTGGCGCGCGTTCAACTCCGGATACTGATCGATTAGTTTCTCCGTAATGTCAACGAGGCGGTTTTTCTGCGCGGCGTCCAGCGTTTGGGCAGAGTTCAGCGTCTTAAACTCGTTAGCCAGCGCGCTCATTTGTACGAGCGTCTGTTTCTTCGTTGCGAGTGCGGCCGCCTCCGATTTATCCTGCTCGGTCAGCGCGATCGTTCCGCGTTTAACAACCGCGTTCATTTCGGCCAGCTTAGCGGTCGCCTCTTCAACGCCGGTGTAACCAAGTCCTTCAAGCTTAGCGTCGAGTTCGCCGAGCGCATCGTTAACTTCCATGGCCTCCGCAAACATTTCCGGTAACGCCGTTCCCGCTTCGCCTGCCGCCTGAATCTCGTTAAGACGCTCCTGCAGCCGCGCCCGTTCTTCGAGGACTGGCGTAAGCTCCTCCGTCTTCGATTTCAGCGTATCAATGTCCGCAGCAGTACGGTCGATCGGCGCTTTGTTAAGCAGCTCGTTAAGATCCTTCTGCGCGGACAGCATCGCTTCTGTTGCGGCTTTATCCTTCGCTTTAGCGGCGGTTAATGCTCCGAATGCGCCGGCTAACGCCCCGACCGCTACGAGCGCTATTCCTAACGGTCCAGCCGCTAGTCCGAGTCCTGCCGATGCGACCTTAATCGCGGTAAATAGCGCCGGGATAGTTTTTAACAGCGTAGAAAATCCCGTCAACACTAAGATGAGAGTAAGAAAGCCGGCCGTTCCCGTTGCGAGTCCGGATACGAGTTCTGCGTTCGCCGACGTAAAGTCCGCGAGTTCGATGATCAGCGGAGTCAGCGTATCGAGCGCTTTTTGGACAACCGGCGTAAATGCTTCGCCCATTGCGACCGTGGCTTGATTCGTAGCTTGCGTAAAGCGCGCCTGACTACCGATGATTCCTTGCATCGCCTGGTCCGCGTTACCGACGTAGTAGATACCTTCGCGGATAAATCCGTTGTACGCCGCCTGAATCTTCTGCGCGTCCGTAAGCTTACCGGCCGTCGTTCCGATCGTCGCTGCGTATTCCTTCTGCATAACGCTGAGATTCTTCGTTACCCCGACCGCATCCGCGAGTACAGAGTTACCGTTCTTAATCCCGTCAAGTGACGCCTGTATCGCGCCGCCCATCGTATAGAACGACTGCCGCCCGTATGCCGCTGAGTCCGCGAGCGAGTTAATCAGCTTCGTCGCCTCTTCGAGACTTAATCCGGTAGATAGCGCCGTCTTAAACGCTTGTGCCGATTCGGTCAGCGAGAGGAACCCGCGCGAAGACAGCTCTTGTACGGCCGCCTGCGCATCCTTCGTTTGAACGCCGAATCCCTTCGCGACCGCGTTGAGTCCCGCGAATGCCGAATGCAGCTTCGTAGCCGCTTCGACTGCGCGCATCATTTCGTTTACTAGCTTCGATAATCCCGCGCCAGCCGCGAGCCCTGCAATCGCGCTTCCCATATCGCGGAATCCGTCAGCGCCACGCCGCGTATCGCCTTCTAATTCCCGTATCCGGCGACGCGCTTCCTCCATTTGACGCCGGAACTCCGCCATTTCTAGCGTTATCCGCGCCTGTATTTCGCCGACGTTCGTGCCGCCTGCCGTCATCTTAGCGCCCTCCTTATCGCGTCATTTACAAAACGTTGATATAGCCGCTCGTTCGTACGCAGCGGCCGCGAAAGGAACTTCGGGCGCGTACCGGGCGTAGACGGATGCTTATACTCGCCCATTTCGTGAACGCGCAACGCGTAGTTAAAGCGAACGCCGCCCGCTTCTTCCGTTGCGGAATAAAACACCTCTCCGTAAATATGACCGTTCTCGTTCTTAACGCGCTTGCCCGCCGTCATCCGCAACGTACCCGTCTTTAGCGGCGCTTCATTTCGCGAGTCCGCGAGCAGACGGTCCGTAGCGTCGTGTAGTCCGGACATGGCTCCGGCGATTACTTTCGCTTCTTGCTGCGCTAGGAAACGGTAAAGTCCCGCTGTATCTGCGCTAAATGTCATATCCGGTCACCTCGCTCCTATCCGCATCTGATCGCGGAGTAATTTGATTCCGGCTTCGTCGTACTTCGGCGCGCTATCCTGCTTAAATCCGGCCGCATTACGTAGGCCATCCGTATACGCACGGAAATCCTCTACGCTAGTCGAATGCGACATCACGTTAACGTTGAGCGCGTCCAGCGTTTCGCCAGCCTTGCGCCGTGTCTCCGCTTCGAGTACGTCGAGTAAGTCCATAACGTAGTAGCCGCGTTCGAACTCAACTTGCGTTTTGCCCAAACGGACCGCTGCGTCAATAAAGAATTGGTCTAGCGTTATTCCGCGCTCATCACTGCGTCCGCTGCCTTGTCCAGCGTTTGCGTCAGTTTTAGAGCGCCTTGCACGTTTTTTAGGAGTCCGCCGAAATCGTTCACGCGCGCAACGGCGACAAAGTACGCCATCAGTTCGTCCGGAGATACGTTCTCGTTGATCCACGCGGGCTCTAGTCCGGTCAGCACCGCAACCACGTTAACTACGTCGTCGATTGCGCTCTCTACGACCGCGAGCAGGTACGGTATCCGGCTGTCTGCAGGCGCGGTTACAACGCTGATTAACAATTGCGGTAAGTTGCCGACAACGCTGTAGAGCTCGCGCCATTGGCCGATCGTTACCTTGCGCACCTTAACCGCCTGGCCGCCGAGAAGGATTGCGGACGGGTCTACTGCGGGAATTTCCGCTTTATCTGAACGCTTAAATAGCTGCATCATTTTCGCTCCCTATAAATAAAATAGAGGCGCGGTTAAGCGCCCCTTTCGTGTCATGCGTTGCTTACGGAGTTGCGGTAATTGTGTCGTCGCCGAGGATGAGGATGACGCCGTCTTCGTCCGGTGTCGAACGGAGTGTTACGTTAGTGATGCGTTCGTTCTCGTTATTGAACGAATACGAGAGGTCCGTTTCCGAAAACGCTAGTGGCAGCGTGAGCCAGTAGTCCGGATCAGTTTTGTGCGCAAGTGGCTTGATTACGGCGATCTTAGCGGTATCCAGCAGACTCACACCTACGCCGGTCTTAAGCAGGACTTTCGATCCGCCTGTCCCGGTAACCACCTCCGCGCCCGCCATGATCTTCGGAATGACGTCGATCTCATATTCCGCAAATGGAACGGTGACGCTGACGTTACGGCCAGTAATGCGCTTATCGACGATAGTTTCTCCGGTCTGATCCGTCTTCTGTTCGCGGTACGTAGTCTCCGTATTGAGTACAACGCCTCCGATCGTAGTCTCAAACGTAACCATTGTTCCGCCTGAACCGTACTCAACGATTGCCGGGCCTATCTCGATTTTGCTAAAGTCTTGAGCCATTCGTTATTTCCCCCTTTAAATTAAAAAGAGCCGCCCGATTACGGACAGCCCTGCGTTTATAGCGATGTTGTTAACGTGAAGTTGACGGAGTATAGCGCGCGTCCGCTCTCGTCCGGACCGAGATACCACGGCGCTGATTGATCCGCTTGGCATTTAACCACGCGCGTACTCCCGAGCATAAATTCCGCCTTACCGTGCAGCGCCGTAATCAGCGCGTTCCCTTTCGTCTCGGCTGTCGCGGATAACTTAGCGCGTATGATCACTTGAAACGACGGATACGCAACGGACGACCACTCGCGGGGTGGAGGTCCGCCCGTTATCCGTACATAAGCGCAATCATCCGGGTTAGCCGCGATAAAGTCGTTGCCGACTACGATGATTCCAGGCATTGCGAGCCGGACTGCCGCGTTGATATCCGCTAATGTTAGCGCCATTATACGTTCACCTCCGTTAGAATCGACCGACCGCTCAGCATCCGTTTTACACCGATGGTTAATGGATCGTAGGTCACCGCGTCTCCTAATTCGTTGGTATACGTAAGTGTGGCGTCTAAGCCGATATCCGCCAGCTTATCGAAGTAAAACGTACCGACGCTGACGACTTCGGCTCCGTATTGATTGCGCACAAGTTTAACGCCCTCCTGAAACCGGCAGCGCAGCGTGTATGGCTCACCGGGTATCGGCGTATTGTAATCCGGATCGAAACCGCCGGCTGGCGTAATTGTAACGAGTTGCTTGAGCGGTATCAGCGCCATTACATCGTCACCCACTTAACCGCGCGCTTACTGAGCTTAACGCCGTTAGCCGCGCCAATCAGCGTATAAACGACGTCAGGAATCAGCGAGTCGAGCCCCGTTTTCAGTCCGTCCTTAAACGTAAAATTCGCTACGCCGGTCAGTCCGAAGCTCGCTACGCCTTGCTGCTGCAGCGCGTTCGTATCGTTAAACGCGATTGCCAGCGCGTTCGCATATTCGTAAACTGCTGCGTCCGGTATCGTGTATTGAGCGTATTTGTCCGTCAGCGTCCGTCCTGCCACGTTAACTATCCGTAGTTTTTTGGCGTCATCAGCGTCTGTCCAATCGTCAATACTGATACAGTTCGCGTTGATATACGTTGTTGCGTCATTTACCGTAATTGCCACGTAAACACCTCCGTTTATTTAGCGGAGGTTCTGCGCGGTTTAGGCGCGGGCTTAATGGCGGTAACTTCCTCCGCCGGTGTATCCGCGACTGCTTGCGGTTCCTCCGAAATCCGTACGGCGTCAACTAACGCGTCAAGTACGGCTATTTCCGCCGGATCGTCCGTATGAAAAAGGCCCCCGCTAAATCTGCGGAAGCCTCCGTCTACGTAAAATCCGAGTTGCTGATAGTGCGATTCGTAAGTCGCCATCGTACACCTCCGTTATATTACGACAAGCCTTTCAGGCGGCCGTGAGCTTTTTCTTGTTCGAGCATGAGCGTGTACTCGCCTACGATCTGGCCGCGCATGGAGTCACCGATCAATCCGAGATAAGTGTGCCCGAACTCGCGGGTCGCCAGCGGATGAATCTTAACGCGATTGGCATCAACGAGGAACAGTTCGTCCGGAGCAAGGTTTTGATTGAGCGCAACTTCGAACTCACCAAAATCAGTTACGATCTTGTCTACGACCTGACCGCGAGTGTTTTCACCGCGCGTCAAAGTGATTTTATTAGCATCCGTGCCTGATAGCGCCATCTTCTGCTTCGCCGCGACCATAACCTTGTAGTCACCGCCGCTAGAGAACCCACCAGCTTCGAAGACTGTCTGAGCCAGCGTATTAATTGCCGCCAATGTTACCGCGCCGCCGACGTTGGTAACGTTAGTCTGGATAAACTGACGGATACCCTTCATCTGACGGACCTGGCCGTTTTCATAAGCGATACCATTAATAGCAGCCTTCTCCAATTGCAGGGCGAGTTCGAGCTGTTTCTTCTGTTTCTCATATTCATACAAGTTGTCAACACCGTGCTGTGCGATTGCCTGCGCTGTACCTGACAGGTCTACCGTATCGGTGAAGATTTGTGTAAGGTTAGACTTACGTACCCGCGCTTTGTAACGAGCAGAACGAGCATCCGCGCCTTCAACACCTTCATCGAACATGAACTCAACTTTTGCGCCGGAAGCAACTGCTGCGGCCGTAGTCGAAGCGTATCCTCGCGTTACGGTCAGCGTTTTGGTTCCGGAGTCAATCGCGGATACGAACAGTAGCTCGTCTACGATTTTGATTACAGAGCCGACACGGAACGGCGTTACGTCTGCAACGACGATGGCGGTCGCGCCTACGAGTGCGGACGCTGTAGTTACGGTCTCATCCGGGAACATTTCATCCTCGTACCAAATGTGCTCAACTGCAGTGATTGGTTCAGCAAACCCCAGCAAGTTCAATAGTGGAGTCTGGTGTGGATTAAGCAGCAAAATTTCATCTGCAATAGACTCCCGTTTACCTACGATAGATGAGTTATATACTTTAGACATTGTGTGTGTTTCCCCCTGTAAATTGAGTGCTACGGATAAATCCGCGCAATAAAATAAGCCGCCAACTGCCCGCGACTTTATTTCTGGTATTTATTTACTTAGTCAATCTTTCTTTAAGCTCGGCGTAAGCCATCCGGTCTTCAATACGACCGGTCTTTCGCGCCTTATCTGCGGCTTCTTTAAGCAACTGTTCCTTCGTCTTATCCGGCGGATCGGCCTTCCCGCCACTAGCGCCACCAATCGGTTTTGCCTGCGTCTTCTCAACGAGATAACCGTGCGCAGCGACCAACGCTTCGACCGCTCCCTTCACGCCAACCACATCTCCGCTATCATCGACGGTGACTCCCGCCAAGTCCGCCAGTTTTAACGCTGCGGCCAGGCGTTCGGCCGGCACGTTAGCTTCGCGAGCCAGCGCCTTAAATTCCGCGTTAATCAAACGCTGATTCGCGGTAGTTAGCGCCTTATCACGCTCAGCCTTTGCATCTTCCGCAGCAGCGAGCGCGGTCGCCTTCTCCGCTTCCAAACGTTCGGTATCGCTCAGTTTCGCGGCCTCGCGCTCAGCCTCCGCTTGTTCAAGCGCAGTTAGCTTCGTTTTCAGGTCGTCGTAATCCGCGAATTTCTTGCGTTCTCGGTCGACTCGATCCGCAATAACGCGATTTAACTCCGCCTGCTGCTCCGCTGTAAATTCGATCTTAGTCGGTTTTTCTCCGCCCTCTCCCGCGCCATTATCAGCGTTATAGAAAGGGATAAATCCGTTGAATAATCGTTTCATAGCGTATCCTCCCGTTTAAGGCCCGTCGGCGCTAATATGTCTGACCGTCCAGTTTATCGCGTCTTATACGTAAGGGACGCGGAGCCTTATTGCTCCATTAACTTCGGATCGCGTATCGGTGTTATTACGTGGCGACAATTAGGATGGAAAATTTCATTACGCGGAAGGTCCGCGAAATACCGGTAATCCCCCGGAGCGTCCGGCGTCAGCTTAACGATGGTGCCTTCGTAGCCGCGACACTTATCAATCGCGTTATGCCGCGAAATCACTCCGTAGTAAGCGCCGCGACCGACCGCTTCATTGACGGCCGCCTCACGGTGCGTCGACGCCATCTTCGTGCGTGTTACCATCTTGACGTACACTTCCGGTTGCCACCTGCGCCCGGCTGCGTCAATGATTCCGGTATTCACAGCGCTGCCTAGCGTGCCTTTCATCCGCTGTAGGATATCGGCGTTAAGCGTTCGATTCCCGTTAATTCCCCGCGTCAAGTTAGCGCGCATTGAATCGGCGGTCGCCTGTCGTACGGCCAGCTTAACGCGGCGGTCAACGTTTTGCGTAACCGCTAATAAATCCGCCTGTGTGTCCGCGACTGCCGACGCCACAAATTCGCGATTAATCCGGTTAAACTTAACGATCTTCTCCGCGTCCTCAAGCGTAGACGCAGCGCCGAGGTTAACGATTGCCCGCGCGATGCCGTCCGTAGCCGCCTTCGGAACATAGCGGTCAACCCACGCTGCAGACTCCGCGTTCAGACCACGCAAAATAACCGCAACCTCGGCGAGTGCGGCCTTCGCATTCGCGCGTGACATTGCGGTTAAATCTAAGCGTGATAGTTCCGCGCTAATCGAGAGCAGCGCGTTCTTATAAGCGCGAACGAGCAGCGCTATTTCGTAATCGTACGTCGGGTCCGGGATCAGCGGCGTCATTCGTTAAACACCGTCGATTCTACCGTTCCCAACGTCCGCTCCTCGTCTGCGTCAATCCGCGTTATAATCTCGGCTGCCTGCGCGTCGTCAACACCGTCGAGCGTCTTCACTGCGTCGTGTACGGATTGCGTAGGCTTACCGCCGGTACGGATACTAGCGACTTCGGCCGCTTCCTTTTCGTCTATTGGCAGACCGTCGCGCCATACGATGCGCGGGTAAACGGGCTCGTACGGTACCCAACCGTCAACGCCCCGATTCGCGAAGTTTTCGAGTTGCATCGCGGTCCAGATAGCGTCGCGGAGAGCACGGTCGACGTGCGCGCGGATACGGTTAACTTTCGCCAGGATCGGCATGAATCGCGCTTTGATTGCGCCGCTGTCCGTATGTGACGTGCCGGTTCCGCCCTTATCGTTGGCGAGCGTTGTTCCGAATAGCCACTGCGGAGTTTCCGACATTTGGTAGACGAGGCCGAGGAGGATATCGAGCTCCTTGAACGCGGCTTCTAGCTGACCTTCCCACACCATATAGCCAGGAGCCTGGTCCTCCTTGCTGATCGGTATGTAGCGTCCGCCACCGCGTAAAGCACCGGCAGTACTGTCGCCGTCATCGCCGAGGTCTTCCGGTCCGTACATCCAGGGGTCGCTGTGCTTCCAGAGGATATAGTCAATCTGAGCCAAGCGTTCATTAATCGCGCTCAATACGCTTTCCAACTTCTCGACTCCGTTAATACCTTCCCAGCGGTCATCGACGCTTTTGTACGGGATATGGCGGATTAACAACTCCGGCGTTCCCGTTTCGACTACGTCAACCTCGCGGCCGGTTGCGATCTGCTCGCCGATAAGATACGTTGAGATCGGCACGCCCCATTCGCTATTAACGCCAGCCTCCGTAAGCTCATAGCGCTCGTATACGATGTAACCCGGCACATAGCGCTCGACTACGAGGTACGGCACGTATGACGTTGGCTTTCCGTAGAGCCAGCGCACAATTTTGCCGCCGGGTTCTTCGACCCAATCGATCCATGCGATGTTAATCGCGCTGAATTTCTTACGGGAGCCGCGCGAGAGTTCCGGAAATACGATATTCGCCGGCACAGCTTCGATAATCGGTTCTAAGCGCGATTCCGGCGCAGGCAAACCGAGTTCTTCCGTTTCAGTGACGTCAGCGCGCGAGGCGAAATACGTTTTGATAAACGAGTCACCGCGATAGCCGCCGCCGATTGTGAGTTCGTGCGCGGTTAACGTGAGGTCGTTCTCTTCGACGATCGAGTCGAGGCGCTCCTGTTCGCGTGAGCCCGGACCCATACCGCTCTCGTACGTCGGGGGCTCACCGGTAAGTAAGTCCGCCGGCTTCGTGAGCAGTATGTCCATGAGGTTAACCGCGATGAACAGCGTTTTAAGCTGCGCAGCGTGTGGCGTATCTTTTAGTAGCGACGACGCGCGGTCATATATCTCCGGATGGCGACCGTCAAATATCGTACGGCCGCGTTTATAGCGGGCCAGGCGCGGTATATCGCGTTCTGGCGGGTAAATTTCGCCCGTTGCGAATAATTTCGTCAAATTCGAACCCTCTTTCCGACTTGTCCGTATTCTATAATATGAGGAAGATAATACTAATCAAGGAGGCTATTATGGGAGACTTCTACGGACTAGTTCCATTAATAAAATCATTAGATACTGAGAAGAAAAACAAAGCAAAAGCTGTGCTAGCCGAAGCCGAGGCGCGTAAAGAACATGTTAGAATGATATTCTTTGCAATAGAAACAATTGTGAAGGAGGGTCACAATTCCTTACTAAAGTTTGAAATAAAAAAAGCTAAAATACCTGCAGGCCAGGTATTTATTGTAGATGTTTACGACTATCGTGTTCGCGTGTATCTTGAAGAAATTCTTAATGAAATTCAGGATGTTACTACGCCTGAATACAAGAAAATTATCATGAATCTTGTGAAACGTAAGATAGAAACCAAGTACGCAAATTCACATTCCTGACGGCTTATTCCGTACCTTTTTGCGTCCACTCTTCGCAACACTAACCGCCATTTCAAGCGCGTCCGGCAAGTCATCGTGAGTGCCGGACGGGTACATTTCGAATTGCTCCAGTAATAACGCATGTTTCCGCGAGAATTGTATCTCTCCGCTCTCAATCGCCGGCATCAGCGCCTCAATACGCAAGCCCTTCCGCGAACGCTGGTATATCTCTTTCACGCGGGTGTGTGACGGATAGCCGGCGGCCTTTAGCGCGTCCTTCAATTGCATAACGAAGAACTCCTGCGCCGCCTGCGCCTCGGCCGCGATTGCATTCGGCTGGTAACGCAGCGCCTTCTCTACGATTACACGCAAAAAAGCGTCCGGCTTTATCCGCTCGCCGAACGCATCGATAACGTATTTTGTTCCGGTCTTTTTGTGGCGCGCGATAACGACGATTGCGCTATAATCACCGCGTGCCTTACCCATCGCGAAGTCAACGCCCATGTAAACGTCAAACTCAGCGTCGGCCGGGCGCGGATACACGGATAACGTTTCTTTAAGATGGCCGCCGTCCCAATACGTAAACGACTCCGGATTGAATATCATCGACTCCTCGTCGACCGGATTATTCATATACTCCGTGTTAAATGCCTTCGCGTTGTTATCCCATTTCCAGCGCATCAGCGTCCATATCGGTTGTGCTTCCGGCCATAGAACAACGCAACCGCGCTCCATTTCTTCGCGGTTCAATTCGTATAGTGCGCGGGCTTCCCTTGCGCGGTCCTCTTTCGTTCGGTCCGGATCTTTATATACGAGCCGGCACGCTTCCCACAAGTCCATACGCTCCGGAAATTCGATGATTGCGCGGTAAACGCGGCTCTTAAAGTCTGACCGGTTATATAGCACGTCAACGAGCAGCGCTTCGTGATGGACCGTTGTTCCCATATATACGAAGGCTGTCCGCTTCCCTTTTGGATCGCCCAACGGTACGACTGTCTGCGAGAACCAGTCTTTCATTTTCTTGCGCAGTTCCGGAGTGGCCGCGTTACTCTTTATATCTTCGAGGTCATCACAGACGATTAAGTCCGGCCGTACACCGTTCCAGTTACGTCCGCGCAGCGCCTGGTTAGCGGAGGCGGCTTCGAACTTCGCGAGTAAATGCTGCGTTCCGTCTTCTGCGCGCTCCCACGCAATGAACTCCGAGCTGTTATCCTTCGGGTTCTCCTGCTGCTTCGGCGATAACAACGGACCGAAGTCGCGGCGGAGTTTAGCGTTATGCTTAAGCTGCAGCGATATCCAATCGAGGTTGCCGCTTGATACCGTCGGCGTCTCCGATATGATGATTCCGTATTTGCGCTTGCGGTAAAGGAGTTCACGTAGCGGAAACGCCTTCGATAAATACGTTGATTTCGCATGTGAACGGGGCGCGGCGACCGCTACCTTATCGTTCGTGTTCACGTTCGAGACATCGTCCATTATGTCGCAGATTTCACGATGAAACGCGGGCGCATCCGCGATGTCTACGAGGTCGAATCCGTCCCAATTACCGGAGTTACCCGGATTCTTCGCTTCGCTGAAATATTCGAGTGAAAACGCGAGTAAATCGTCCTCACACACGTTGATTATCGTTAACCGTTCAAGCTCGGCGATCTGTTCGTCGACCGCGCGCTGATCTTCGGCCGGAAGAGACGCGATATCTACGCCGGCCAGCGCAGTTACGAGTCCGTTCAAGCCGCGTATGTGTTCGTCGCGTTCGGCGCGCGTGACCCATTTTCCGCTAATCCATGCGATAGATATCGCCTCCCTTCCGAATGACCGTGATGTTACCGTCAATTTGGCGCTTGTACTGCATGACCCTTCCGCTTATACTCGGAAGAGTGTCGGCGCGCTAATTTAACGGTGATTCTACGGTGAAATTACGTGTGGCTAAGGCTGGACACCGAGGTCCAAACGTTATTTTTGGTGCGCGGATTTATATAGCGCCTAAATTCACTTACTTTAGGTAAGCCCTTGGGGGTAATATTTTAAATTTATAATTGTTAAATTTTAACTTATTTTTGTATATCGTAATAATTACTAATATTCATAATTCATACAAGACATGCGCACAAAACACGGATTTTAGACGCATGTACTTTACCTTTACACCGGTATAAACCCGCGCCATATCAACGTTTCTTAGCGTCACCCTCGCGATGCATAAATCGGTCTTATACATCGTATATACATTCCCATTTCCAGCGCAGCAAGAACCGCACAACCGTGCTGGTTAACGGGTTTTCACGCCCTTTCGCGCTTCCAGTCTATGCAGTGTATTTCCCACGAATTGGAAAGAGTATATGCGCGCTCTATTCATACACATTTCCGCCACAATTGCATAAAAAAGCGTTTTGAGCGCCCGTCGCCGAAAAATTCCGGAGGGCCACGCACCAGGAGCCCCGTGCAGGAAATTCACGTATAATCCGAAGGTTTCCGCAGTCGCCTCCGCGTCTTCCTTCATCTAATAGCGCTGGCTACTCGCTCGTTTCGGATTGACGCTGCTTCAACGCCTCAATACGCAGCCTTAACGCTTCCACGTCCGTTCCTTCTCCGTCCTTGTTCGTTACCTCTATGCTCTCCGTCAGTACTCCGCCTACCTGCAACGCGAGCTTAGCCATTGCAGCATTACGGTCGTCTATCGCTATCCCTGCGAGTGACTCCAGTAGTTCCGGTAAACGTACGTCATTGTTACGCCGGATCGCACGCCTGAACTCCGCATCAAACTTCGCAGTCTTACGCCAGTTCTCAAGCGTACGCGCAGTCACGCCGCATAACTCTGCGATCTCCTCGTACGTCTTGCCGCCCTTCTTTGGTTGCGCTAACCAGTCGATCGCGATTAGTTGTTCTGCCGTTAGTGTGTTCGCCATTGTGCCGCACTCCCTTCGTTCGTATAGGCCGATTATGGCCGTGTATTAGCGACGCTAAAGCGCGTCCTTGTCTTTATACTCATGCGCTACCGTAACGCCTAGATCAACGTAAATCTATCGGTATAAGTACGCATAGAAATAGCGCTACTCTTACGCCCAGGCAAAGCGTAAGAACAGCGCTATTTGTACGTCTATACCCAACCGCCAGGATAACGCCTGAACGCGTATACTACGATAAGGTATAGCGCAGGTAAAACGAGAATAAACGCTATTGCTAACGGGTCTGTCTCGCGCTTAAATACGCTAATGTTATGCGCTGCACATCCGATACCTAACGCAAACCATACGCACATAAATACGAGTAACATAACGCAATCAACTCCGTTTCTTTATCTGCGCTATTCTTCTTTGTCTCTGCCTACATGAGATACTTCTTCGATTAATCATCATGTATCTTACAGACATAGGTTTAGGTCAAATGCGGGACTCGGCCTTCCGGCCTCACCGTCGCCTTTCGGCAACGGAACATGTTATTTAATGCGCTCAAGCATTTATTAAAGATCGGCGAGGTTAAATATTATATGGCCCATGTGGCCCACTCTTGGCCGCGTGGTAGGTGTTATTTCTGTAGTCGCAAGTTACGGAGTGACTAAGACTATATATCTTTTCACCCCTAAAACGCCGAAACTCCACACGTGGCGCGGCTTCCCGGCGTTTTTCGTTGTACGAATAAAGTCACCTTTTTCGCCGTTTTGTACGAATAAGGTCACCTTTTTAAGCGGCAGCTCCGTTAAATAGCGCGGTCACACTATCGCTTGGAGCCGAATTTCCTCGGTAAAACACACGTGGATTAAACGAAAACTTACGCGCACTACCGAGTGAGTGGCGCATAATCACGTATTCACCGGCGAACTTTAGATGCGGCAACCTCCGCGATAATGTCTTCTCGTCAACGCCGATCGCATCCGCCAGGCTCTTAACGTTAAACCAGCGTATCTTCTTCGGGTCACGCTCGTTAGGATTGGCACATAGCGCGTTCTCCTTGATATGTACGAACGGAATCATACGGTACATAAGTCCGAGATCGACCGCCTTAACCTCGCGATATGCCTGCTTAATCTTCGCTGTGTACGTGCGCACGACCATCCGATTCTGCGTCGTTCCCCGGAAGTGGTATCGCGGATTAACGTAGTAACTCTCGTGTTCGTCCTTCGTAATAACACCGGACTCAAGGCACGCGCGGAGGAAATCGTAGAATGTCTGACGCTTCTTACGGAGCTGCAGAACGTCCATCATTTCCGTAGTGGTTAACGCCTTGCCATCGGAGTTAACAATACGCCCGCCGTCATAATCCACGTAACACTGTATAACGAGCAAATAGCCGCATTGCGCGGTCGTCAAACGCTCGATCACGTAATGGATATCGTCCATTGACGCAAAAGTAAAGCCGGCATTGCGCCCCTTAAACGCCTCACGTTCAAAGTGTCCCGCAGCTCCGGCGCGCTGTGACTCCGTCGTAATGCGATCGCCGTCCGCTAGTATCGGAGCCTGCAGTAACTCCCCTGTTTCTACGTCGACAACGCTTCTAAACTCAGCCATGAGCGGATACCTCCCGCGCTCTAGCAGCGTCATATTCGTCTAGCGTGCGCTTAACCGCGTCGTCCTTAGCGAACAGCCAGAAGCGTCCGCCAGTCTTTTCGTTAAGCCCTACGCAAATATATCGATGACCGGCCGCTCGTAGAAAGTGGAACATAGCGGGCGAATAGCAGTATAGGTAATTACTAGGCAACGAGCAACTCCCCTTTCAATCTGCTTAAAACATCGCCGATCTCCCCTACAGATAAGTCATACCGTATACGTATCATCGGTACACCTAACTTAGCGCAATGCCTGTCTTTCCTGCGGTCAAACTCCTGCTGAAACACGAACTTGTCGTCGGCTTTACTTGCGTCTTCTCCGAAAAAGACAGCCGGGCGGTAATGTTGCTCCCCATCGTACTCTATAAACGCAATAGGTTCTCCGGAGAATCCCAGTACTGCGAAGTCGAATAGTAGGGGTCTCCCACAAACTCCGGTAACGCCTTTTCTGCGCACTTGCGTTCTATATTCTAACTGGTAAAAATCTAACCAGTATTTTACGGTCTTCTCACCTACGGACTCGTGGCCGCCAGGATCAATAACGACATTTATATCGTACATACACTTTGGGCAGAGATCCGTGCCGTACATGCGGTCCCTCCTAACAAGAGACCATTTCCGCAGCCTCCCAACCTTGCCGCAAGCGTCACATACGGGAGTAACAAGCTTTTCGGACCCACGTGGCAAATCTTCCGTTAATATATCTAGCTTCTTTACATCGAGGCCAATAGAGTACCCTTTGTCTATGTAATACTGGCGATTGTTGAACACTAGACTTACCTCTATCGTCTTCTCTAAAACTCCCACTTTACGATCCCCTCCATCGTTAAAATAACGTAAGGTTGTGCGGAGTGTACCCCCACCATTCGTATTCCTAACGTAAGAAAAAAAACTCTCCCCTTATTGCCCGTAACTCGGCTGTTTTGTTACGTTTAAAATAAAGCGCATGCCGCATAACTCTTTCGCCTTTTTCTCAACGTGGTTTATGCGTGGTTTAGCGGCAGTCTGCGCCTTTATTCCTTCCTACGTAGTCTCTAGATATACATCCTTACGGATACATTTACGCAGCCTTTTCCGTAATTAATTTTCGCATCCTCAAAAGCCGCATTTTCACGGTTAAGTAAGGCAGTCCGGTCTTCTCAGCCGCGTATTTCCGCGAAAGGTGGTACTCGCCGTTTGGCAGTACGTGGTATGCCGAGCAGTCCCCCGCAGCCATGTCCGTTTCGACAATATCAATGAGCTCACGCATGAAATTCGCTTGTTTATTTGTTACTCGTTTGAATACGTAGTCCTCCGTAGAGTTAACGTCAAGTATCGTTCGAATAGCTCCCGCATAAAAAGGCGCAATCATTTGGCGACGTCCGTCTACGGTGACTCTCCGCATCCCTTTTCGGCGCGCTTGAGCTTCATAGTAGCGTGTTAGTAACGCCTTATTAACGTAAGTTACGACCTCCCTCGGACTGCGGCTGACGTCGACGTGTTTTAGCGCGTACTCTAGAGCGCCGACCATATCCGTCATAACCTCCGCTCGTATCCGTGTTTCCTCAACAACGGCCTCCCGTTCAGTACGTTCAGCAACGCCTAAAGCACGTTGATATTGCGTAAATGAGCTAGCGAATCCCTCTTCGCGGAATCTTCGCTCTATTCGGCTGTTCTTTTCTCTTAGCCAGGCGGTCAATTCGGGCGTTAATGTGTATTCATAGCCGAAATCGTTCTGCCGTACCGGTTTGGCGGGAATACGTATGCGTAAATCGAGCACCATTATGGACAGATAACGGTTAATCTCCGAATGCGCCCATCCGGAATCTTTACGGATATAAAACACCCGTTTGACGGCTTTCTCGCGGATCGCCTTTATCCGATAAGCGATATATTCCTCCGGACTTGTTAGATTAATCGAAATATCGTGCGTGAAGTTCGTTTTGTATCTGCGCGAAGTATTCGCTAAGAAATCCGTTTCAACATCCTCAAGTATTACGTCGATCACATGGCGGTCGCCGCCTGTTTGGTACGCGGATACTGCTTGGCGAAAGTCCATCCGTATTCCTCCTCCGTTTGTTTATGAAAAAGAGGCACTTTCAGATAGAAGGCGCCTCTTTTCGGTCTGTCTATGCATTCAGGTTTAAATTAAGGGTTATCGAGGAAGGCCGACGCGGTTCGAACGTGATTACGTTATCCGGAGTCATGCTACCAGCGAGCAGACGTTCAATATACGCAACCCCTTCCGTCGTTACACGTGCGTAGGGCCGTGCTACCCCGCCAGGAGATACATACGGAATGACCTCGAAATAACGCGGCGTAAACCGCTGAAAAGGGAGTCCGTCTTGGCGGATCAACTTACGGGCTCTCAGTGTGTCACGCAACACTCTCGGTTTCATGCCGAGCATTTTCGCGACTTGATCGACCGTCATCGTTCCGTCCGCATCAATGAACGTATCGAACGCTTCAACCTTTGGCGCTTGGGCTGCAATTTTCGCCTCCGCCTCCAACCGTCCGCGCCTTTCCTCCGCCAGCCTTGTCACCGTCTTAAGTAATAAATCCGGATCATCGAGTAGCGCGTCAGTCGCGTACATCCCCGTTTTGCGTATCGACGGGATGACTTCGTGCGTGATCCAACGTTTGAACGCGCGGGCTTCCGGTTTACGGCTGCCTAGGATAAGCGAGTACAGCCCGGACTCGCTTACTATCGTCACGTTTGGGTTGCCGCGAATACCCTCATTTAAAATGATAGTATTACGCTCGTCATCGTCTAACCGCGTTAGAGCTTGACTCGGATTCCCTACATCGAGTACTGCACAGACGTCCTTAGCAACGAACCACGGTTCACCTTTGACCGTTACCGTTCTCACTTCCGCCGATTCATACGTAAATACTTTTGTTAACTGTTCCATTACGCCGCCTCCTTCGTTTATTAACGTAATCACGCAGCCCGCATGTACGTCTCCTCAGCTCCATCCTCGCCTACATCCACGCTCTCGCCCGCGCGTAGTTTCCGTATAAGCGCCAGGCCGTCCGGAGTTACGCCGGTATACCGCTCAATGTACGGACGCTTCATCGTATCCGTAACGAGGTGCTCGCGAATAATGAAATACTTCGGGACGTAGGGCAGTAACGGGAGGCCCTTCATACGTAGAACCCTACGCCTATAAAGGAACTCGATCAAAACATGCTCATTCTCTCCGAGCGCCGTCGCTGTCTGTCCTAACGTGAATATTCCGACTACTCGATCCTCTGACTTATAGACCATAACGTTTCATCTCCTTATCGTTTGCTTTTTTATAGTTAAGCGGGTAACCGCTGTCTACCTACTGCCAGGTCGCACTATCGCACACTTTCGGCGAAATAAACTCTCACTACGTATGGAACCGCCCAACGCATTCCCGCACACTTCCCGCGAAAGTTTCCTCCTACCATATCAATCGTAGTCTGCGCAACCTCCCGCACCATTTACGGTATTATCTACAGTGGTCGGTTCTGCTGACACACTTTCCGGATAATAAATATGACGTAGCCGATCGCAGAACGTACACTCAACGGTGAAATATTTCCGCTTACTTATATAGACGAGGTCTGCGAGGCTTCCCGCACCATTACGCAAAAATATCCGCAATGACTTCGACCTCCCGCACCCTATACTTATATAAGGGACAAAATTATAAGAATTTGGGACATTGCCGCATGAAAAAAAGACGCCACCATTTACGGAAGCGTCCTTCGGTATATAAAAATAACCCAAAGCTCTCCGTTTGTAAACTTTTTCTTTTTTATAAATTAATTGAAACGTATGTTCGTAAGTCGCGTATATAACTGTATAAAGCAAAACGGACAGCCCCTCGCCCGATTAGAAGGAGCCGTCCGGATGAATATCGCAGACTATTGGCGTAATCCACGTTGTTACCCGAATTGTTGACACAATCCGGTGAAGCGTTCCGCGTGGCGATTCCTGCGTTTGCAACCGTAGGACACGGAAGTAAATCGGTGTACGAGCACCGATATCGGCTGTCAACGCTGTAACGATGGCGGCCGGTTAAACAGTCTTCTCCACATACGGCGTTGGCGCGCCTCTAAGTTTCATCGAAGGAATTAGCGTTATCCCAAACGTACACAGCGGAGCCCGGCCCTAGTATTGAGGCGTACGAGCTCCCCATCATGCGCCCGGACTATTATCGCGTGGCGTGTGCGTGTGTACAGCTTTTCTTTACGTGGATAGTACATAGGTAACCTCCGATTATTAGATTGGCATTTCGTCCGGCAGCATAACGTCCGGCATCACTTTCAGAAGGAAATCCAGCGCAGACATTCCGCTGAGCATCCGGAAGATTTCTTTTAGCGGCTTCTTCGATATTAGCTGCAGGTCCGGGCCGTCGATGCGGTACAGGCCGTCAGTTTCCGTCGGTTCAACAAGCGCAAGCCAAGGATTGCCCTCGTAGATATACAGCGCACCATTATCGCGCACTAAGAGCCCGTCAAAGTAATCGTCAGTCCAGCCGCTGTCCGGCTCCGCTTCCCATAGGAGTCTAACCGGTTTAGGCTGATACGGCAGTTCATACGCGGTCGCCTCCGTTTCGACGGGCGGGACAATGAATCCGAGTTCTTCGAGCTGTTCGTTGCTTACGTACTGTGTGCTGCCGGTGACACGGCGATCGGTTGCGGGTAATGTGCGAAGAAAGGCGCGGTAAAGGACTACGATTTGTTGCCGACGTGCTGGCGTGGTTGATGGTAACGCGGGGTTAATCCAAGTGGCGATGTAGTTGCCGCTGCGGGCGCAGATGCAGTATCCAATTTCGTTCATACGGTGAAACCTCCCTATTATCGTCTGTATGATTGCGGTAAACCGCGACCGGGCGTTCCCGGTTTCGTGCGCCCCGCAGCGCTACTCGTCAGGCGGTAGCTAGATAATGTGAAAATCGTACTGCTGGCCGTGAAAGGTTAACGCTTCCTGCGTCAGCCAATCCCAGGCGGTCATACCCTGCAGCCGTGCGATGATCTGCGTTAATTGTGACGACGACGTCCCGGACGCTAGCGTAATCACCGCCGTACTGCGGTCCTCGATGTACAACGCGTCCTGTCCGGTCTGATACACGCGCTCGACACGGACAAGGAACAGGCGGCCGTCCTGCGTATAGACTGCGTGATTGCAGTCGGCGAGGTGGCCGGCGATTATGTGGAAGTCGATTCCGCCCATGTGGTCGATGATGGCGATTTGTTTCATACGTCAGCCCTCCTTACTGCGCCGGACAAGCGCGGCCAGAAGCTCAATAGCGGACATTTCCGTGATGCGATCGAAGAACGTTACGTCGTCTACCGGAAGATCGAAGCCTACCGCACCCGGACCGCCTGTCGAATGGTACTCTCCGTTGCTGGCGAGTCTCACGCGTTCGAGGACGACCGTCGGGAACTCCTTGTCGATATAAAACGCGTAATCCGGAGCGACCAGGACGCCAGTATACTCAAAGCGGATGTGACCGTCGAGTGGATCGTTGTGCTCGGATACTACGGTGATACGGCGGCTCATAGAAACACCTCTTTTACGAAGATAGCGGTCAGCGTAACGACGATTTTGAGGCTGGACCACAACGCCGACTTAATGGCAGCGCGCCGATTACGAACGGCGGTACGAGAACAAGCGCGGGCGGGATACGAGGGAATTTCTATAGTAGTGGCTGCAATTGAAATTAAATTAGGCATTATTGAAACCTCCTGTTAATTTTTACGTACATTAAGTTCGTGTTCATGAACCTATAGTACGCCATCACATACAACATGTCAACAACAAACGTACAAAAAGTTCGCGTTATTGAATTTATCGTACGCGTTATATAGAATTACTGTATAGATTTCTAGGAGGAATACATATGAGGCTCCGACCAAGTTACAAGCCGATGGAGATTACACTTATTAGAAGAGACAAGACTAAGACTTACCTCCGCAATACGCTCGGGCTTTCTCCTGCAACGATCGCAAAGATGTCTAATGGTGAATTTGTGTCCCTAAGTGTAATCGCTCGATTATGTGAGGATTTAGAATGTAAGATCGAGGAGATCGTCGAGTTTGTCGAAGAGAAGTCGGTAGCGGAAGGATCATACGTTAGAACAGAGACGGGCGGAGTCAAGCTAAACACCACCGAGACAGGACAAGGAATGATTGATAGAATCAAGGCACGCGATAAAGACGGTAAATAACCGCCAAATTAGCGCCTTACGCCAGTACCCTTACGCTAACCTCTGACGGCCTTAGCGCGGCTATATCAAGGGCGTACGCAGGCAGACCTTGCGTTATATGTAGACAAAGAGCGCAGTCCCTCCGGACATTACTCCGTAGGCTGCGCTCTTTGTTGTGTCAAACGTAAATTAGTCGTACAATATTAACTGAATAGGTGTAGCGGAGTGACTACCGGACTCTTTGGTCGGATGGCCGGTTTAGCTCCGCTTTTTTGCGTCCATAACTGCGACTACTAACGAGCCGAACGCCAACATCAGCGTTAGTGCTTCAAAAACATTGCTCAGTTTTCTCACCTCCCTAGTAACAAGTGTATCAGCGAACCAGATCAATTACTACAACGATGTTGTTGCACAATATTTGTATTGACAAGTATATCTTTTTATGAATGGGCCCAATAAATATTCGCTTCTATATTCGATAATGCCGCAGATACTTCGCTATAAACTCGTCGTCTATGTCATTCGAGCGTATCTAGTCGCCAGTGTAAACGAATAAAAAGCCGGTCCGCCCTAACGGAGTGATTCCGCCTTGATTATGTTAGTTGTTAATATCTATTCCTCTTAGTAGCCTCCCAGCAGGACTTGCCTTTTTATGCTCTGCTTTGAGGTCCTCATCAACCAGCGCTACATATCGTTTTGTCATCGAAATATCTACATGGCCTAGCGTCTTCTGCAATGAGAATGCGGATGCACCATTACGAATGAACTCTAAACTGAACGCATGGCGGAGATCATAGGGACGTATATGGACGCCGACTTTCTTGCTATGGCGCTCCAGTCTATCTCCCCAAACGTGCCTATTTAGCTGGTTACCTGACTCCGTAGAGAATACAGTAACCTTATTCGACCAGGATCGCTGCCTGCGGCTTAGTAGTAATTTCAGCGCCTCTACTGTTGGTTCAGATATATTTAGTGTCCGAGATACACGCGTCTTAGCAACACCGGCGGGGATAGTCAGGGCACCCGATAATAGATTAAAATCATTGGGTTTCAGCGATAATGCTTCCGAGGGCCTAATTCCAGTATCTAAAGTCAGCAGTATCAAAGTAAAATCTCTAAGTCCTACAAATGTCTCTCTGGCCGGCACTTCTAACAACTTTTGGAGTATTTCAATATCAATCGCTACAACCCTTGACCCTTCTTTACGTTTCTTGATATCTTTAATCGGGTTATTAGTCAGGTATTCCTTTTCAACGCACCAGTTGAGGAACGTTCGGAGATAAGCACGGCGGCTATTAAACGTAGACGGTGATATCCCTTCCTGTGAGAGATGTTCGATAAGACTTCGCTCTAAGCTGATGTGTGAGTTCCAAGCATCCGGAAACCTTTTGAAAAGCAAGTTAACCGATCTCACATAATCCTGATAAGTATGTTTACTAATCCCCTGCAATGACTTGTAAGTTAAAAACTCTTGCAATAGGTCCTCCCATGGACGACTGGTCTTTTTTACGCCCCGCTTTATTCTTGACATGTATTAATTCCTCCCCCGCTGGTTGGTTAAAATTGATACTATTCTATTTTTCATATAGATGCAAAAGGAAAAGCGCCCGACCCCGTTTTTATATGCGGCGCCGGGCGCTTTTCCTTTTGCGTTTTCTTCTTCCGCTAACTCAACGTGCTTACTCTCCGCTCCCGCCAGCGTATTGCTTGCGGTCTGCGGCGAGGACACTCCGATTGCTTCCGCGATCTCTTTTAGCGTGCGACCTTCATCGCGTAGGCGTAGCGCTGTTTCCTCGCATTCGGTTAGCGTTTCGGCGGACAGTGCGGAGGATGCGTACGTCTTTCCGTCGTCCCCTTCGACTTTTCCACGTGGTGAAAGATCACCACGTGGAAATTCTGTATCCAACTTCGCCCAACCATTCGCCAATCAACCGGTAACTCTTGCCTGCCCGTCGCAAGTTTACGGCCGTAAATCAGCGCCTTACACGCCAGCCCTAACGAATACACTCCGGAAGGCTTTGCACGGCTAATTAAACGGTAGTATTAAACGAAAAACGCCAGGCTGCGGAGTGACTTCTGTTGTCCTGACGTTTTTAGAATACTTGAATGAATCGCCTTCATAAGGCTAACCCTTCGTTCTATACCTGTGTTTATCATCCTCTGCATAGAAGATGTGTGAATATTTTTCTTTGAAATCTTCTACAGTCAGCCCTATTTGTGCAGCTCCGTGGGTAAAAACCTCCATCCAATTTACGTATTCATCATCATCTACTTTAATAATTTCACAAACCACCCTACTCTTCACACTACCGTATGGAAAATCTTCTCTACTACAGTTGCATTCTCCAGTATTCATATAGTCTTTGCAATTGACTCCAACTTTTAAGGTTTTCAA